ATACCTTGGAACTCTTGCTGGTAAAACATTTATGGATCTTGAAGCACAGGCTATTAGGTTCAAGCGTGTATACGGAGACATGTTTACAACAACAGAGCAGACAAACAAGGCTCTTGATGATGTAAGAAACCTTGCAGAAGAATTTACTAAGTATGGTGTAGCAGTTGTAGACACAATGAAAATGGCAGCAGATGCTGCAGCAATGGGTAAGACTGGAGCAGATCTTACTGCACAGGTTGCACAGGCCACAAGACTTGCTGTTCTTGGCGGGGTAGAACAAGGACAAGCATTAGAAACAACTATATCTATTACAAACGCATTTGGTACAGCAGCAGAAGATTTAGCAAAAAAGATTAATTTCCTTAACGCAGTTGAAAACCAGACTGTTGTATCTATTGAAGATTTAACAATTGCAATTCCTAAAGCAGGTCCAGTTGTAAAGCAACTTGGTGGAGATGTAGAAGATTTAGCATTTTTCCTAACTGCAATGAAGGAAGGTGGCATTAATGCATCAGAAGGCGCTAACGCACTAAAGTCTGGTCTTGCAGCATTAATTAATCCAAGCAAGAAAGCATCAGCAATGCTTGCTGGGCTTGGTGTTAATATTAATGCAATTGTTGAAGGCAATCAGGGAAATGTTAGACAAACAGTTATTGACTTTTCAAAAGCATTAGATACACTAGATCCACTTAATCGTGCTCGTGCTATTGAACAACTATTTGGTAAATTCCAATTTTCACGTCTTTCTACTTTATTTCAAAACGTAACAAAGGACGGAACGCAGGCATCTAAGGTTCTTGGTTTGACAACAAACTCAGTTGAGCAACTTGCTATTATGTCTGAGCGAGAACTTGGGACCCTTGAAAATGCTATTGGAACTAAATTTAAAGCAGCAATTCAAGATTTGAAATTAACACTTGAACCTATTGGAAAAACATTTTTAGAAGCAGTTACTCCAATAGCCCAAACTATTGCAGGATTATTAGATAAGTTTAATAACCTAGGTGAAGGAACAAAAAAGTTTATTGTAGTTGCAACAACCCTTGTTGGCATTATTGGGCCAACATTATTGATGACATTTGGTTTGCTTGCTAACGGTGCAGCAAATATTGTAAAACTATTTCTTGCTATGCGTGGAGGATTTTTAAGACTTGGTGGAAACACTAAGATTCTTTCTGAACAAACTAATTATTTAAATAGCGAACAATTAGAAGCAGCAACAGTTGCAGCATCTCTTAATCAAGCACACTCAAGACTTACACAACAATTTGTTATGGAGGCAGAGGCTGTAAGGCTTCTTCGTAAAGCATACATTGATGCCACAGTAGCAGCAGCAAACTTTGCTAGAACAAACCCAGGAATGATGATGCCTGGAACTAAGGGTGGCAAAGCACCAAAGAAATTTGCAAGAGGAACACAGTATGTTCCAGGCACAGGAAATAAAGATACTGTACCAGCAGTTCTTACTCCAGGAGAAGCAGTTATTCCAAAAGATGTTGCACAAGATCCTAGATTCCAACCAATTATTGATGCAATGGTTAATGGAAATCTTCAAGGATTTGATGTAGGCACTGAAAACGCTCAACCTTCTTCCAATACTAAGCGCATTAGAAGAAAAAAGGTAAGAGGTGATGCAACACTAACTAAAGATGGTAAAGTATTTTTCCGTGGTAAAAGATTTACAACTTCTTCTCAATTAACATCAAGAAAATTAATGGATCAAATTAATTTACAGTTAGCAGAAGCAGAAGCCGAAGGTGGAGTAGGTCGTAAAGCAGCAACTAAAACTATTCTTAACAGAATGGAAAATTTACAAGCAAGAGAAGGAAAAGTTTCTGCAAGTCGTGTATTTAAACACATTGTTTCTGGTAGAAGTGTATCTGGTGGAGCAGGTTCAAATAATCCACAAATATTAAAATTAAGAAAAGAAATAAATGCTCAAACTGCTGGAACTGGTTTAGATAGAGAAACTGTAAAACTTAAAGCCGCTCTTGCTGGTGCAGGATTAAGTCAAAAAGAGCAAGCAGACTTTTTAAGAAAACAAGAATCTCATATATTAAAACCACAGGGGATTTCTGGATCTAATGATCCAAGAAAGTGGCAAGCAGGTCAAGTTGTTTCAGACTATGCTGGAGTAAATAATTATTTAAATCGTGCAGGCGGTTCTGCAATAGGCAGCATGATTGACGGTATAACAAAAGATCCTAGCAAATTACAGACTCTTGGATATACTCCAAAACAAATTAGACAGTTGTCTTATGACTATGCATTTGCAAAAACTGGAAAACATCCAACAACTTCTAAAGAATTTCAAAGCATTTCAAGAATTGCTAAATTTGAAGTTGACATGCATGAAAAAGGACTTGCTAAAATTGACAAAATTAATCAAGCAAAAGGAATTTCTGCATTAACAGGAGTAAGGCAACCATCTTTTTATAAAAACTTGTATAAAAGAGTTATTCAACTTGGAACAGGAACTGCATCTAGAGTTTCTAGAGGACGGGTTGAGGGTCTTTCAAGAGAACAGCAAAGACAAATTGCTTCAGGGGTAGTAACAGGACAAACAGGTGTTTCAAAATCAGCCACAACAAGGACAACAAGTGGAGCACCAAGTGAAAAAAGACAAATTGCAGTTGGTAGAGATGAAGCAATTCTTAATAAAAAAACAACAACAGCCTTAAAATCTGGAAAGCCAGCATTTGTTCCTGGACTTGGAAGATTTAGAATGATTAATAGTCTTGTTGCTGGAGCAGAAGACGGTATGCCTACAGGTCAAAAAACTGGAAGTACCACAATGGGAACTGCAACACAATCTGCAAGATTGTCCAGAGCACAACTATTAGCAGCAACAGAAAAGGTAAGTTTAAAAGAAGCAAAGCGTAGAATTGCTGCAGAAACAAAACTTACAAACTCTATGCAAGAGTCCACAAAGGCTCATATGACAACAAAAGAAACACTTTCTGCATTTAGTGGAAAGGCAAGTGTTGGCATTGGAGCAGTTTCTGGTCTTACAATTGCAGCATCTTTTGCTGGTGGTAAATTGGGCGAAATGGCACAGAAAATTATGCCATTTGTATTTGGACTACAAGGCATAGTTGCATTGCTTCCACTACTTGCAAATCCTTGGGTTGCAGCCATTGCAGCAATTGCACTTATCGGAGGCACATTAATAAAAATGAGCAAAGATATTGAAAAAGCAAGACAAGAGGGAATAATTCTTGCACAAGCAATGAGCATGACTTCAAAAAAATTAATTGAATTATCTGTTATTTCTGGGACTGTTAGCGCTAGTGAAGAGGCTGCAAGAAGAAGAACTAATATTGTTTCTGGAACAGTAGAAGGACAAAGACAATTTGGTCAAAATGTATTAGAAAGTAATTTTGGAAAACAAATTCTTGCAGATATAGAAACTCAATCTAAGAGCGGTAAATCAATTAAAGAAATTTCGCAAAACCTTGCTAATAATCTAGCAGTTGCTGTAGCACAAGGAGCCGTTACAACCAGTCAAGCAAGAAGCATTGCAGCAGCACTTGGAGAAGAACTCGGAAGTTATGAGATTCCAGCACTTGTTAGTGGAAAACTTGTAAGCCTTCTTGGACCAAATGGAGAAAATCTTGCAACAGACCCATTACAGGTAACACTTGAAATACAAAAACAATCAATGCAAACACAGGCAAAATTCTTTAAAACAGCATTAGATGGAATTTTACAAAATACAAATATGTTTGCTGGAGCAAAACTGGACATGGCTCCAAAAAGCATACTTGATAGATTTAAAAATCTTATTGATCCAACAACACTTTTTGATGAAAATAAAGAAAATCAACAATCTGCTAAATTAGGCGCAGCAGCAGTTGAACTTGGAGTTCAGCAAGCAGCACAAAATCAAGGGCTTCTAGATTCATTAAACAAGCAATATGAAATAAAATTAAAATCAGCAAAAACAGAAGAAGAAATAAAAAGAATTCAAGATGAAAGAAAAGTTGCTCTTAATCAGTTAAATACAAGCAATTCAAATGCATTAAATATATTAGTAAAACAAAAAAATCAATTAGGTGAAGATACATTTACTAAGGGTATTAAGGCTGCAGCAGACGCAATGTATAAAGAAGGCCCTATGGTTGTCTTTAAAGATCAAGCGTTAGAGTCATTAAATAAATTAAAAGACTCAGAGTTTAAAACAGAGTTACAGATTGGTCTTGCATCTGGACAGGTTAATCCAGCAGTAATTACCAAAATTCTTTCAACTGCAGCAGGAAACAAAGGATTTGAAACATCGTTTAAACTTTTAGTTGATAAACAAGGTCTTGCAGATGCTGCGTTAATAGCAGAGTTATTGCCATCAGACGGGGCTACTGACTCAACAAGAAACCTTATTACTAATTATATTAATAACAATAAAGTAGATTTTGAAAAAGATATGCAAGCACTAAGTTTCTTGAATCAAATAAATCCTACATATGGAATTACTCTTGATCTTAAGGCAAATGGAGTTCAACAACTTGCTACTGCAACATCAGCACTAAAGCAAATTGAAGGACTGGACCCTACACTAACAAAAGAAGTTGTTGCAAAACTTGCTGAAGAAAACCCAGGAGAGTGGAAAGCATTCTATGATCAATGGGCTATTTTATCTGAAGATAAAGATACTGTAAATAAAAATCTTAAAGTTGCTTTTGATATTGTATCTAATGATCCAAACTTTAAAGGTTTTGGTACTTCTGCTGGAAAGAGTGCAGCAGAAATAATTGCAAAAGGTGGATTCCTCCCTACTGAAATTCCTGGAGGAAAAATTACTGATCCAGTTGACCCTGGAAAACGAGATACAGTCCTTGATGATTTGCTATTAAAATTAAAACTATTTAGAAAAGAATCTGTAAATGCTCTTGGTGGATGGAAAGAACTTGTTAAACAACTAGGAAGTGGAAAGTCTGTAAATGCATTTAAAGGAACTACAAACCAATTACAGGGTATAGGTGCTAATGAAAGTTTGGTTCAGTTTGCTGAAGGACTTGGTGCAGAAGAAGCAGGTAAATTCTTTGATAAGATTACAACTAAGGCAAAGAGTGGCAAGTTAGTATTAAATGATTATGGTAAATCATTAAATAGATTATTCCCAACAGTTCAAGCGGGTATATACTTAAGACAACAAGATCAAATTACAAGAGAACAAACAACTCAAAATAAAGCACTTGCAATGCTAAGGGCAAGAGGCGTTGACGCTGCTACCGCACTAGAATTAACTGCTGATGCAACACAAGCAGCAGCCATCATAAGCAAAGATTTAGATGGTAAAGATTTAGAAAAAATGATTGCTAACACAAAGAAGGCTACTGCTGCAACAAAAGAATTTGAAAAGGCATTAAGGGCTGCTCAATTTGAAGCAGACGAAATGGCAGAGGGTGCAGCAGAAAAACTAAGTGAAAACTTTGACTATGCATATCTTGAAATTGAAAGAAAAGCAAGGGACGCATTTAAGTCTGTAAATAAAATGTCACCAGAAGCAGTAGAGTTAAGTATTGCAGTTGATGAAAATGCTATTTTAAAAATACAAAGCGAAATATCTGGAATTAATTCAAGCATTAAATCATATAGTCGTACATTAGATTTAATTGGAAGACAAGAAACAGTAATTACTGAAACATACGACAAAAAGATTGAGTCAGTAAATAAACAAAAGGATGCTCTTGAATCAATTAAGACAGTTAATTCTTTCTTAATATCTCAACAACAAAAACAGTTAGGTCTTGCCAATGCACTAACGCAAGGTGATATTTCTGCAGCAGCAGAGGCAGCACAAGCAATGAGAGCAGAAGCAGCAACAGCAGCACTAGATAGAATGACTGGTGGTTTAGATACTGCAGCAACAAACCTAGAAGCACAAAAGCAAAGAGAAATATCATCCATAACAGCAGTTGTTAATGGTCAAAAGATGACTAGAAAACAAATTGATGATCAAATACTTTTGCTAAACGATAAGATTTATGCTATTGAAGTAACACAACTTGAACCATTACAAGCACAGGCTGATAAGAAGAGACAAATACTTTCTGATCTTGATTTCCAAATTCAAAAAGAACAGCAGTCTTTGCAGATTAATGGAATGACAAAAACAGAGTGGGACTTTATACAAAGATATACAGATGCTACAAACAAACATTTAGATGGAATTAAAATTGATATAGATAATATTGCATCGTCTTCTTCATCTGCTGCTGCATCCTGGGCATCAATAGTTGCTTCAATGAAACTGGCAAAATCACTTGGAACAAATTCTGGCTCTACAAATATTAATGATATTGTTGCAGGATCAAGATCTGGAGCAATAACACCAGCAAATATTACTACAGCACAAAAGGCTGTTGTGTTGAAAAGCATTAAAGATTTGAACGCAAAAATACAACCACAACTAGAAAAATTAAAAATTATTACAGGTCAAAAGAAAATGTATGGTGGCCTTGTTAAATATATGGCAAATGGAGGAGCAGTTGGTTCTGATACCGTCCCAGCAATGCTAACTCCTGGAGAGTTTATTGTAAACAAGGCAGCAGCACAACAGTTTGGCCCAATGCTACAGTCTATTAATGAATCTAAGTATCCATCTATGCTAGGAGGCATGGGCGGATCAACAGTAGTTCCAATCAATAATGTTTCTACATCTATGAGTGACAACTCAACGGCAGTGTATAATTATAATCTAGGCTTTAGTATTAATGGAAGTAACTCAAATGCTAATGATATTGCTAGAGCGGTTATGACAGAAATTAAAAATGTTGATGCACAAAGAATTAGGGGGCAACGTAGATAATGGCTACAAGCGCATATTTAACGGGTAGACGAAGATACTCTAGACCCCAGAGCATTCTATGGGCAAACAACGCTGGAACGCTCTCCAATGGCTTATACGTGCCTAATGGTATAGAGGTTGGAGCAACGACTGAAGAAACAGACCCAGATCTACTAGATCAGTTTATTATATTATCTGATCACAATAGAGGAGAAATGCAATTTAATAATCAAAGAATTGAACAGCGTCAAAGAACTATTAATGGACGCATGCGCTCTTATCATATTGCAGATAAACTTAGCATGTCTGTTTCTTGGAACATGCTCCCTTCAAGAGGATATGCTGGTTTGCCAGGGTATAGCGAAACAACAGGACTATCTCCAGATATAAGAACAACAGATGAATATACAGCAGATGGTGGTGCAGGTGGTGGAGAACTACTTGATTGGTATGAAAATCATCAAGGACCATTCTGGATGTATCTAGCATATGACAAATACAAAAACTTTGAAGGACAGAACTATCAATATAATGCTTTAAATAGATATAATCAAATTATTCAAGTTTATTTTGCAGACTTTAGTTATTCTGTCGTAAAACGTGGAGCAACTAATCACGATCTTTGGAACATATCGGTAACTCTGGAAGAAGTATAAATGTTTGAAAGCACAGAGTTAAAAAATTACTTTGAAACATCTGCAACAATACAAACTCAGTCGTTAGTTCTTGCTGAGTGGAATATGAATATGCCAGATAATATTTATAAACTTGGTAACTACAGATATAGATCCCAAGAACAAAACTCTCAGTTTTTAACACTTTTTAATACATTTGATAATGCAGATACTGGAAATTTTTATACAGGAGCAACAGATGCAGATGTTGTTATTGACGGTGGTTTTGAAAATAATGGAACCCCTCAAACATTTACATCAACAAAAGAAAAACTTAAACTTTTATACTCACTAGAAGATTGCGTTAAACCATTTAGACCAAGATCTGGCATTAATAAAGCAACATTTTTTAATGGGAAGTATTTGTCAAACTCTGGCAGTAATCTTGCAAGACGACCAAGATATTATATGCCATCTAGATATGATCAATTTAAATACTGGACATCTTTTAGAACTGAATCTGGCACAGAACGTGGTATTGCAAATATAACAGTAAATGGTAATTACTACATAGATGATGCAGTTCCATTTGTAGTTTATAAAGAAAATGTTCCAGCAAATAGAATTATTGTTAAAATGCAAACCAATGTTGGAGATATTGACCTTGGTACTTTTACAGATATTTCAAAAACATTTTCAGATCCATTTTTTGGAGACACTAACAGAACGACTCCAACAAGGTGGAGGATTCAATATTTAAATGGAGATAACTGGACAGATGCATATGTATTTAATGAAAATGATTTGCGTGAAGATGGAAGTCAAATAGTTAAAAATGATGGATACGTTGAATTGCAATATGGGTTAACAAATATACCAGATAAGTTTAAAGATTCATTTGTTTTTGCAGAAACTATTTCATCAGCAACTTTATTGCCAGATCAATCAGTTAATGGATATGCATATCTTGTTATTGAAAATAATGAAGAAGTTGGACAATTTAATATTTGGAATGGCGTTACAAATGAATATGAAACTTTTACGCCTGCATACGGATGGACACTTGGAAATGAAGAAATAAACAATAAAACAACTTTTGTAAAAGAACTTACAAACCCTGCATACTTTAAAGAAGGTGTAAATGGAAATGTAGTGTACAGAGAGTTTCAAAATATTCGTGGCATAAGAGTAGCAGTAGAAAGAATGAACAAGTTTGAATCTACTTTTGATTTAATTGAAATGTCTCCAAGACTAGTAGTAGATATATCAGATAAAGTTATTGAATATAATGTTAAAAAAATTCTTTCAGACCTGGGAAACTCTGCATTACCAGTAGGACAACTACTTGCATCAACTGGTTCGTTATCTTTGTTTGATGATGATCAAGCATTTAATGATAATAATTCCACAAGTATTGTAAAAGATTATATTCGTAAAAACATTAAGTTTAATTTTTATGAAAAAATATTAAACGTAGAAGGGTTTGACTATTGGGTTCCTATTAAAACCTTATACTCAGATGGTTTTCCACAAGCAGATGTAACTGCTGGAACTCTGCAATTACAGTTAAGAGATTTTTATTTTTTCTTAGAGTCAATGCCTGCACCAAGAATGCTTACAACAGAAACATCTCTTAGTTATGCAATTAGTTTATTGCTTGATTATATTGGTTTTAGTAATTATGTTTTTTATAGAGAAGACAACGAGCCAGAACCAATTATTCCATTTTTCTTTATTGCTCCAGATCAAACTGTTGCAGAAGTTTTAAATCAATTGGCAGTATCAACACAAAGTGCAATGTTTTTTGATGAATATAATAATTTTGTTATGATGAGTAAAAACTATATGTTACCAGCATCAAGAGAAGTAAGCATGACTTTATCTGGATCCAACAACCAATCACAGAGCGGAATAATTGAAAATCAAACATCTGGCACATTGCCTAATATTATTTCTATTGCTTCAGAAGATAAAAAAGTTTATAATAATGGAAAAATAAATTATACATCTAGATACATACAAAGATCCTATGGCTCTATACGTCAATCAAGTATGATAGATAAAGAAAAAACTTGGATATATAAGCCAGCATTATTGTGGGAAGTTTCTGGAACTGACTCAACAAAAACAATTAATGAAGTCGCATCAAAACAAGGAAAATATGTTTTGGGTGCAATGCCACTTAACTCAGATCTGCCAGCAGTTGCTCCAACAGTTGTAAATCATTTAGTTATAAACAATATTATGGACTTAGGGGAAAACGTCTATTGGCTTACACGATACCAAGGATATTTTTATTCTAATGGTGAAATAATTAAATATGATGCAGCAGAATTTAATGTTACTGGCATTGGAAATGTTTGGATTACAAGCAATCAGGATTATCAAAATTATTTTAAATCTATTCCATTTAATGGAAAAATATATCCAACAGGATTAATTAGAATATATACAGTTCCTTATTATGAAACTATTGATGGAATAACTCGCCTGCAAAATGGAGCGGTATCAGAACATGGTCGTGCACAATTTGGAACAGAGATTGCAGAGCATACCTCTGGTATTAACTCTTACTGGTCAAATAACGACTATGTAAGAGGTTGTGAAATGCAATCTCAATATTTATTTACAACAACACTACTAGAAGATATTTCATTACCATCAACATCTGTGGGCGCTGCTGGAATAAATAATACAAAGGCTAGACAAGCATCACGAGGCGGAACAATAAAAAACTTTATGTCGTCAAGTCACATAACAGAAACTGCAGTAAACAATAATTTATCAACACAGTCTGGAACAATTCAGTCTTCTGCTTTGGTTATAAATGGTCCCTCTTTTACAACAACAGAAACACCAATAAATCTTGTTTCTTATGTTTATAAGGAACTTGGTAGTGCGTATAAACATTTTGGAACAAGAGTAAGAATTGTTGGAAAAATAGAAAACAATGAAAATCGTAGCCAAACACCAACTGGAAGCGTAACTTATTATCAAGTTCCTGGTGTCCAGCCAGATCAAAATGTAAGTATTGGTGGAGGATCTGGAGGAATAGCGGTTCTTCTTAATCCAGAAACAAATAATGGATATTATTTTGAAATTGTTGCATTAACAGAAGAAAATATAAACTCTTATTTAAAATTAGACAATCAAGGTCAATCGGATATATCTATTAACAATGTTGTATTTTATAAAATTAAAAAAGATTCTTCTAACAATAATGCAATTCCAGTAAAACTTTGGGGAGGGTTATCAAAAATAATTGTTGATGACGGAAGATTTACTGGTCAATACAGAACAACTGGCGAAGAAAATCCAACTGTATATGATTTAGCAGTGGAGTATGAAGATATTGGAAAAGTAAGAAGGTTTTATTTATACATTAATAATAAACTAATAAAGGTTATTGATGATGCAGACCCACTTCCAACATATAATAATATGGCTACTTTTGTACGTGGATCATCTAGATGTATGTTTGAAAACGTATATGCTCTTTCAGAAAATTATTCTCAAAATACTGTGTTTACAGTAGGAGAAACAATTTCTTCTGCATTTGGAGATAAAGTAGTAGATGCAGATGAATCATTTAGAAAATATGGAATGAGCGGAATAATTAAATCAACATATTTATCTGGTATTAGTTCTCAACAACCACCTAAATATAATATGTATTTTGAAGAATTTGGATCAATTATGAGAGAGTGTGCATATTTTGATATAAAGTATGATCGTGCATACCCCGCTCTTTATGCTCAACTATCACCAACATTTAATAGAATAAAAGGATATACGACATCTGGTTTTTATGCAGACTCTTATGGTGCAGAATTTTTAATATTTAATTCTACAGATACAGCATTAAACCTTGACGAAACAACTGGAAACTATTTAAGAATTCAAGGAATAACTTTTACACAAGATACCACGCATGAATTGACAGTTGATAATTATTTTAAGAAAAAAGGAAATCTATCTAGTCCAGAACTTACTGGCTCATCATTGATTACATCTAGTTTAGTTTTAAAAGAAAAGTTTGATAAAATAAAACTAAGCAGAATGATATATGGTAATAATGAATTTACTTTACAAACACCATACATACAAACACAAGATGATGCAGAAAGTTTAATGGGTTGGCTAACAGATAAATTAATGGAACCTAAAAAATCTATTGGAATAAAGATATTTGCAAATCCAATCATTCAATTGGGAGATGTTGTAAATATTAATTATAAAAATTCTGATGGAATAGATTTGGTAACTTCGGATACTTCTAGGTTTGTGGTATATAATATTGACTATACAAGAAAAATAAATGGTCCAGACATGACACTTTATTTGGCGGAGGTGTAATATGGCAGGATTTGAGGGTGCTTTTACAGACAGTCAAAACTGGGCAAGGTCAATGGCAAAAAAAACTGGCGACGTTGTTAGTGATGCAATAGATCCTAAAAAAACAGCAGAAGCAATAGCAATCGTTGGTGCAGCAGAAGTAGAACGTAGAGGTGGGGTAAATGCTCAAGGATACTTTAATGATGTTGAAAAATTTAGACAACTAACTGCAAACGAATATAAGCAAGTAACTATATCTAATCCTGGCGGATCTAATCATGGCCATATAGATAGCATGGCAATGCTTGCAATTTTAAATAAAAAAGAAGCAGAACATTTTGGAAGATCGTTAGACTCTGGAGTTATAAAAGGAAATGCCCCCGCATCTGTAAACATTACAGCGACACCCCCAGCACCAACAATAATGTCAACAATTATTTCAGAGCCTACTCCACCAGTTAAAACAGCACCAATAGACACTATTCTATTTGATGAAGCAGCAGTTCCAATAGACATAATGTCAGACCTTATTTTTGAAAATATTGGTGGCCAAGAATTAATTAGCATTGTAAGATCTGACATTGTTAACGGACAAAAAATATCATATCAACCAATTAAAAATTTATCATCAATTCAGCAACAATATAATCCAAATAATATCTTAGGTCTACAACAAACCGCAAATAGATTTTTTGCTGGATTTTCAATTAAACTAGAAGATAAAATACCTGAAGTTGGAAATGGTCTTAATGGTGAAAACGTCTATTTTGACGAATCTACTGGAGATCTTATTATTGAGTTTGTTAATTTAAGCAATGATGAGCAAATAGAGACTCAAATAACAGTAAATGGTACAATATATGAAGCGAATCTTGGAGACTATACGTCATGATAACTAATACTGGTAAGACAATTATTGCTAAATACCTGCTTGGTCAGGCACCAGCATATGCATCTTACATTGCAATAGGTTGTGGGGCAACACCACTCACAACTGGAAATGATATTGGAGATTATTCAACAAAGACAAATCTAGATTTTGAAATGTTTCGTGTACCGATTTCTTCAAGGGGATTTGTAAACGAAGGGGGACTAGATAAAATTGTATTAACAGCAGAACTACCAACAGAAGAAAGATATGAAATTTCTGAAGTAGGAATATACTCCGCTGGATCAAATCCTTCTGCTGGTGCATTTGATAGCAAAACAGTATTTGCTTTTACACAAACAGAAAATTGGCAACACCATACACCATCTGCAGCCGTTGCAATTGATACATTTAATGCAGCACTTGATCAACCAGAATATGATAATATTATTGCTGTTACAGATTCAGTATTTCAAACAAGTTCAGATAATCCAATATTTTTTAAATCTCCAAGAGTTGAAAGATATGAAAGACCAAGATTTTTAAATAATATAATAATGATTCAGGGTGACGATGCTGATATTTCAATTAGCGAAGAAAGTGGAGCAGCACAAGACCATTTTGTAATAGAGCCAGGATCAAGCCACATTCACCTAACTGGTGCTAGTGTTGATTTTACAAGAAACTCTCCAACAGATGAACTAAGATTAGCATTTTCTGTAGTTAATAAAGATGCAACATCCAACGACATACCAGAAAGAGTTAGAGTTCTTGTTGAGTTTGCATCAACAGAAACAGAGAGTGCAGAATATGCTAGATTTGAGGCTGAAGTTGTAAATGATAGTAGTGGTGGAGCATATGATTTTGATACAGAAAGATATTTTGTAGTAACTAAACAACTTCAAGATTTATATACATCTGCTAACTTTACGTGGAATGCCGTTACAGTTGTTAAAATTTATGCATCTGTTCTTGCAGAAGAAAGTGGACCAATAGGGATTCCATCTCCAAATTATTATGTTGCTTTAGATGCATTAAGATTGGAAAATGTTGCAACATTAAATCCACTTTATGGTTTAACTGGATATTCAATTATCCAAACTCAAGATGCATCAACAGTTATTAAAAATCCTAATACTAGTAACTATATTGAATTTAGATTTTCTGTGGATGTTTCTGGCGGAGTAACATCGTAATGGCTGATGCAAGCATAAAAAAGGCAATTATTAAAAAGGCATTGCTTCCAGCAATTGATTCTGAGAATATTGGATATATTTTTAGATACAGAGTTGTATCAGAAGATAAAAACAGAACATCTCAGTGGTCCCCAATAAATATAGTTGAAGATGACTCAATTACTTCAGTTAATGGTGCATTGCAAATATCTCAAACAATAACAACCGCTGTATGGGATGATGAATTAAATAGACCAAAATATGATATATTTGTTGGTTTTGATAATACAACACCAATATATCACGGAACATCACCAATACATACGTATTCATTTTTAAATACTGGCACCACAAATGTTCGTGTCATTATTCAGGTTGAAGGATCACAAAAAACACTAAACGAAAGTCTTGAAATATATGACTCAGGAATAGAATTGTTGGTATAATGAAAAGAGGAGGAAATTAATGGCTAAGGTACCACTACCAGAAAGAGGGCAACCTCTTGATGTTACATATTTATATTCACTTGTTGAGGCTGTGAATGATTTGTCTACACAGGTTTCATCGGCAACCTATAACTACACAACAGTTGATACAGTAAGTGCTGGCGCACAAAATGTTAAAACATCTGAAACTAGAATAATTGGTGGCTATGTTGAAGTTGCCAACAACTCAACAGTTTCTGCTGGAAACGAAAAAACTTTTACATACGATTTTAGTGATTTTAAATACTCTCCAATAGTTTCAGCAACTGCAGTTAATATTGGACAAACACCTGCAGGACAAAATGTAAATGTTATTCTAAAAACTGTAACAACTTCAAGAATTGAAGGTGTTGTAAGGTTTGGAACTTCTGGAGATTTATCACTAGCAGTACATTTAGTTATTGTTGGAATTCCAAACTAAGGATAAAAATTAATAATGCTTAATTGCAAAAAATGCAATGGCAGACTATTTATTGATAGACAATATAGTGGTTTGCAACATATGGAAACTTATTGTATGGTCTGTGGATCAAGAACTTTTTATCATCCACCGACAGAAAGCGAAGAAGGCAGATGGTTACTGGCAAAGGAATTATTCAGAGCGAAGCGTACAATAACTCAACTGTAATCAAAGGCAATCAAAAAATATGGTTCCTTAACGGTGATCTTGTTAGACTTCACCACAGTTCAAGATCTACTGGTTTAGTTTCTGTTTATAATATTACTAAAGATAGACTTGAGACATGTCTTCGTATAGATTTTAGAAAAAATAGAGAACGTGCATATACCGTAGCAGAGACTGCTAAGTTAATTAATCGTCATAGAAAATACATGCCTAAATTAATTAAGACTGGAATGATTCCGCCACCAGTTGGGGCAAAATTAAATGGTGAACGTGGATTTAGAATAAGATCTTATTATTCAGAAAGCATGGTACGAGACATACGTGCTATACTGGCTACTATACATATAGGACAACCAAGAAAAGATGGACTAATAACAAATAATATGACTCCTACAAGCCAAGAATTGACAAGGCGTATGGGAGACGGTATACTTACATATACGAAGACAGAAGATGGCAGGTTTATTCCTGTGTGGGCAGAGAATATTTAATACAAGAAATGGTGGGGTATGGAAGAAAATAACAGCACTAAGGTATCAGCAACACTAGGATACACATTAAATTTAGGAAATTTTCAATCTTTAAGAGTTGATCTTGGAGTAGTAGACCAAGTGCGTCAAGGTGAAACCACTGGAGATGCTATGGATCGTGTTTATACTTTTGTTGAGAACCAAGTTATTCAAAAGGTAAAAGACGCAAAAGAATCACTTCTAGAGGACTAATATGGCTGAACGCAAAGACCGTATGGCTTTGCTAAGTAGATATAATAAATTACATCTACAAAGATATGAAGCCAAGTCTAATATGAATCTTAATGTTGAGCAATGGGCTGCAGATGCTCTTGTTGAATCATACGGTATTTCTCAATGCTATGATTTATTAGATTATTATTTTAAGATAGCAGAAAATC